GCTTTACTTTTTGCTAACCTTGTACTGCCACGGCTTGAGGTTAATAGTCGGATTGTTCTCAAGACGAGGAACACCGTTGTTGTCGCGCATCATTTGCTGCATTCGATATGCAACGTAGGCAGTGCCAGCAGAAACGAGCGCCTTGGATGCGATTTGACCAACCCGTCGAGCTGCAAATTCTTTTACAAATCCTTTTGCAACCTGCTTTCCCCATGCGGCTTGGTCCGCTCTGATCGTCTCTTTTACGGACTTACTACTTCCTGGGTGCTTAGCAGACATTCCAAGCTTCTGCATCTGCTTCCCTCGTGCGGCCTTGCTCATTCCGTAGAAGTTCTTATAAATTCCTTGTGTCCTCTTATAATTCTTGTACCGCATCTTTTCGCGATGGTACTTTGCGCTCTTCTTGTTAAGCTTTCCGGATCGAACCCTCTGCTTAGTATCCTTCCACATCTGCTTATTCAGAGCGTCCTGCTCCTTAGCATAGGCCCGGTTCCTCCCCCAATTAGTTCGAGGCCCAGAACTTTCTTGCCTCTTGCGTACACCCCACTTCATGCCAAGAACGCCGTAGTGATACAGCTCATCAGGGTAAGCGGTGTGATTATAAGTCCACATATACACACCTCCTACTTTAAATCACTTGCGCTTTTTCTTGGCGTATTCGTACGTATTTCGAATCTTATCGGCCATTCTATCGGTCTTAATCATCGCGGTCGCTCGAGGCTCAACTACTTGAAGTATTCCACTGGTAAAGTAGTTTCCAAGCGTGTGCATAACGCCCGTAACTGCCGCCCGGCCCTTATCAACGCCCATTGCACGTGCCTGCTCATACTTCAAAGTTCCGTATGTTCCCATAAGCATCGACTTAGCAACGAGCTTGCCTGTAGACTGAGAATTAATTCGGTTAAAAGCCTTCTTTCCGGCAAGTCTCTTATGCTTAGAAATTATAGCCTTTGACTTTGCTTCGTACTTGGCCGCCTTAGCACTATCTGCAAGCCGTCTGTACTTTTGAGCTTTACTCGCATTTACCTTAGCGCGATGTACACCCCACTTCATACCAAGAACGCCGTAGTGATACAGCTCATCAGGGTAAGCGGTGTAATTATAAGTCCACATAAATGCACCTCCTACTTTAAATTACTTGCGCTTTTTCTTGGTGTATTCGTACGTATTTCGAATCTTATCGGCCATTCTATCGGTCTTAATTTTATTTAGCTCTTGTCGCGTAGCCTTGAACTTCGCACGCTTAGCGCTCCTCTTATAATCGGCCAGCTCTTGGGTGTATCGATTATATTCGCTCATCGCGTTTCTAGGCTTCATATGCAATCTATAGCCGGTTGCGACGCGAGATCGTTGCTTTGCAATCTTTGAGGACATGCTTTCCACATCCCTCGAATACTTTGCGTCGAAATCTTTAACTATCCTTTCGGCATTTTCCGTATGATACTTAGCGTTAGTAGTATTAATATACTTCGAAGCCTTATACGCTCCATAAACGGCCAATGCCGTTCCGGCAGCTGCCGCTCCAATCTTAACAGCCTTCTTAATTTTGGCTCTACGAGATGGCTCGACTCCTCGACCATTCGGACGCTGCTTTTTAGTTTTCTTAGCGCCATTCATATGAACACTAGAAGTCGTCCGCCTCTTACGAACACCCCACTTCATGCCAAGAACGCCGTAGTGATACAGCTCATCAGGGTAAGCGGTGTAATTATAAGTCCACATATACACACCTCCTATTCAAACGCATCTTTGTTGAGTTTATAAGCAACGAAAGCATCCATCATAGCCGCAACAGCATCGATTTTTGCCTCATATCGCTTCTTAAGAAGTTTCCTGTTTCCATTTGTATCTTCGAGGGTGATACAGTTACCCATAGCGAAGCTCATAAGCTCCTCGTCAAACAAAAGAAGCCGCTCTTCGGAGAGTTTCTTCAACTCGCCCAAAGGAACGGACTCGGTCTTCATACCCTGTATAACCTTTTCGATTCCGAACGGACCGTTTTCGGTTTCCCATCTTTCGACGAATTCTTTCGCGTTGTACGGGTCGTATCCGAAGCATCGAACGTCGTATTCCCTTTCGACTATAAGGTTGTCGAGATCCTCATAAACCTCCATCATGTCGAGAACGGCTCCGTCAAGAACGGCGAGCGTTCCCTCTTTCATAAAGTGGTCATACTTAGTCCTCATGGCGGCAGGAAGTTTCATAAGTGTCATCTCAGAAATATAGTTCCGAGTCTTAACTCCGAACTTTCCATCTTGCAGCGGAAACAGAAATGTAAAAGAACAGAAGTCGTCGCCCTGAGAAAGATCCGCACCAAGCGCGCAAGGCATCTTCCAGAAATCGCGCCGTCTATGAGGAAGAGTCTCTTCGTACGCAAAGTAATACGTATAGCCTTCCATAGGAATGCCAAAACGCTTAGCCAAAATATCATTCCTGGTCGCAGGAGCCTTCTCTGCTCGTTCTACGTCAAGCTGATAGGTCTCATATGTAACCGTCTTTCCGAGATTCGGATTCGCCTTAAGCCACATCTCTGGATTAGCAACTTCGTCTACGGAATCGAGCTTGTAATACCAAATAGACACATGAGGGTTAATGTACTCTCCTTTGAGGATGTCCATCAACTCCATTTTGATTGTGTCGCCGCTTCCGTTTCGAACGGTTCCCTCGGAGCTCATTGCTACGATGAGATAATCGTCGTTCTTAGACGCGCCCTGCTCGATAGCACCGATTACGTCTTCTCGGATGTCTCCAGAAAGCCACTCGTCCACCGTGTTGATCTTACTTCGAAGACCCTGAAGTTTGTCGATGCTCATAGGACGGATCTCGAGAAGCGAACCAGTAAGGAAATTCTCGATTCCTTTCTTTGTGGAAGCAAGCTTAACTCGGTTTGCCTTCGAGCCTGTCGTGTTTTGCAGGGATCCTTCGGTAAGGAACTTGAACAGCGGTCCTCTAGACCTTGTGATGGCAGTTCGAATAGGCGACATTATCTCTTCTGCTTGACGCATCGTCGGAGCAGTAGTGATCTGATGTGTCGTCGAGGTGTCGACATTGAGGAAGTAACTTTGAATGAACGAGCCATACATTGACTTTGCTGCGCCTCGTGCTACTATGAGGTATTGCTTGTTAATAAGTCGCTTCTTTACACGCTTTGTGACATAGTGGCCACCGTGCCCGTTAGGAGAAGGTTGATAAACACTTCGCTCAACGAAGTAGTACCAGCCAAAGATCTGCTCTCCCCATAGCTTAAAGCTATCAAGCATCTTAAGGTCGGATCCATCGGTTAAAGTTAGCTCGTTTTCGCAATAGTTGATCCAACCCTCTACAGCGAGGTCGTCGTAATAGATCCCGGGGTTTGCAATGAGGTCATCGATGCGATTCATCTCCATCGAGATCTCTCGGTTTACTGGAATTTCTCCTCGCATTACGGCATCTCGAAATTGGCCGTAATATATTGGGGTGGCCGTGTTCGACAATGCCATTAGGTTCGCCTACTTCTTGGTCTGTTTAGATGCCTTGACGATTTCGTCAAAAATCTTCTTTCCGGCGTTTATAACTTGATTACCGTTATTATAGAGAGAGGCGACGGTTCCAAGCGTTCCCGCGACAGTACCGGCTATTGCTATTCCGCGCTTAATGTTACTCGGATTAAGCTTTGCGTACTGCTGCTCGAGCTGCTTTCGTTCGTTATACTTACGAAGTTCCGCATTTGACATCTGGCTGACGCCCTTCTTCTTGAGACGAGCGGCTTCTTTCGCATCGGCGCTCATGTTCTTCGTAGAGGCAGCCTTCTTACGCTTCTTCTTTGAAATATAAGAGCTCTTGCTACGAGAACGCCTTACACCCCACTTCATTCCGAGTACGCCGTAATGATAGAGTTCGTTATCCATTTTGAATTCCTCCTCTCTATTAAGTCTTCGAGTTATCAGCCTCTACGTTGAGCCGCCACTCGTACTCACTAATCTGGCTCTTGATGGCCTCGGTTACGGAAGATGTAAGCGGAGGATCGAATAGAAGCTTAACCTTGAGATAGACGTAGGACTTAACAGCTTCGAGATTCTTGCTGTTTGCGTTCGAGAGGAAATCATCCCACGTTTCAGAAGAGTCCTTTATGGAAAATCCTTCGGAAGGACCGACGCCGAGTTGCGTCAACGTGAAAAAGGCAGAATTGATGTGCGTAATAATGTCGGGATTGAAGTGCGTATACTCTTCGGTGATACCGAGCAGCTTCTTGATTGACGTTAGAATGCTATCCATTAAATCACCTCCATTTTATTGCAGCACGGAGCATGACAAACGTACATGGCAGCGAAGAAAGTGCCAAGACCAAGACCGAGAGCCGTGAAACCGACAAAAGCAACGAGTCGGTTGTTGGCTACGAAAGCCTCGGTGACATCGAACGCGGTCTTCGCTGCCTCCGTCTTGGCTTTGGCCATTTCAACCTCGTTTTCGATTATAGAGTCGACGGTACGTTCAAGCGCCTTGGAGACGACGCGAACGATGGTCTTAACCGTCTTAACCGTCTTCTTAATCGCCTTTACAAAGCACTTGAACATAACCGTCTCCTTTTAACTAAAACCGATGACTGTTGGACGACCAGTCTGGGCTATTACCGAGTTCTTCCAGAATCGCTTCTGACGATACGAGATGCACCGTCATAAGTGCGTCTAAGTTGGATACTATAATATCGGTAAAGCGGACTTTATTACTCATTTTACGAATCGCGACGCTGACCGGGATAAAATACTCGAAGATACCATTAGGTGGGTCTACGAAACAAACGACGGCTCCTTTAAGAACACGATCGAGGAGCGTATCCTTGTCGATTTTAACGGCGCTTACTAACTTGCCGTTCCTAATACAAGGCTCCTCCGACGCAAAACCGTAGCCAACTTTTTTTTCGTGGATTAATTTATATTCGCTGTCCAAAGTTGGAGCATAAACGATATTGTTAGCGATATACTGATCCTCGTAATCCTTGTAAATCTTATCCATTTAAATCAACCTTTCTTTGGGAAGTTAGTTAAGCGGTAAAGGTTCGCAGATCGAGATCGTAAGCCTCTTCAGAAAGAACAAGAACGGAATCTCCGGCCTTATTAGTGAATGTGGCATAGGCATAATAGACATCGCTTCGGAAATCGATTCCGAAATTATCGGGAGTATAATAGGTCGGCTTTGTCATGGTTCCTTCGGGATCGACGCAAATAATCGCTCCTTTACGGAAAAGATCGATAAACGAATCCTTGTCGATTCGAGTAGCAGACACTATGCTGCCAGAAGAATCCCTAGTCGGGGTAACCGAAGCGAGACAAGCCTATTTCTTCGCGCTTGCGTTATGGTTCTGTTCAGAAGAATAACCGGTGTAAACAACGTTATTAGCTACGTACTTATCCTCGTAATCCTTGTAAATCTTAGCCATTTAAATCATCCTTTCCATGGGCACGTGTCGTTTTTAAATCTTTCGACAGGAGTCGTAACAAGTAGACTCTCATCTCCGTAGTGAATGGCTTGATGAGTTTGGAAAGTTGTACAAATCATGTTATCGAGATCTGTCACCAAAGAACTTTGCGATAGTATGTCTTCTCGACTTATAGGATTTATGTGGTGAATATAGATCCTACCATAAATCTCATAACCTCCTATTCCAAGATCGCAACCGTTGTCTCGGATTATAACTTTCTCTCGAATAGACGCCCATTCGTCCGAGTGATAAAATTGTTGATTAATCCACCGATCATGACCAAATTTGGATTCTCCAACAATGCCATCAAGCCTCAAATAAGCATAGCGATCTTTAAAGCTATCGAGCTTCAACAATTCGGAATATGATCTATTCATCTTCGTCATCGTTATCACCAAGACCACTATAATTACGCATAGCATTGAGAGCTTCGGAATACAGCTCTTCGATTCGCTTCTGAGACTCCATTGCCTCAGTCTTAGCTTTCAAGAGTTCGTTCTCTCGTTCCAGTTTCTCCTTTTCGAGACGTTCTCTTGTTGTAGCCAGCTTCAAATAATGAGTTATGACTTGCGAAGAGGCAGTACCTTCCATCAATTGCTTCTCGGCAAGGTCGACTGCCAAAGATATCATTTGATTCTCTCGCGCTTCTGGTGTCAAGGCTGGCTTCATGCTTCTACTTTTGCTAGAAGCAGAATCGGACTTAACTTTTCTCACACTTACTGCCTCCTCTCAACCAAATATAGCGCATTACAGTAAGCATTCTATCGACTTTGGATAGCATCCAGAGGAGTTCGCAAGTAGTTTCAGAGAAAGGAGGAGTGACCAGTTTGTCGAAAGGAGAGGAAAAGGCAAACTTTTGCCACTTACGAACCCCTCTGGATACTATCCAAAGTTAAAAAGTCTCCGTAAAATATCCCGCCGGGGATTTTTTAAAG